TAACCCCACTAAGACATGAAAATAACCGTTCTGTGTTAGGCTTCTTTTGGCTCTGTGTTCAATGACCTTGTAGACCCCTTCCGGGGCGTCAACGAGCCATTTAATGCAATCAGTTTTCGGCCCGATCATAGCTGTACACCCCGATGCGGCTTTTGCTCCCGTCCCTGTTCGTGACCTCTTTAAGTTCGGTCTTGATCGGGATGCCGTCGCGTCGAATGTCGTTTATACGGCTTGCCAATCGGTAAATGCCGAGGCCGAGCGCGTCCCGCTGAGTAATTGACCCGTGGCGGTTGAGGTAAAGAATTATCTTGTCTGTTTGTGTCATGCTGTCCACCTCATGCAAACGGCAAATCCGCGCCGTCTGGAATACTCATAAAGTCATCTGTTGCCGGTTCGGGCGGCTGTTCGGTCGCGGCCTTCTTCTCGCAAAATTCCTGTGATTCAACCACTATTTCGGTGGTGTACACTTTGCCGTTTTTGCCCTCATAAGACCCGGTTTGAATATGGCCCGTTATGGCTATCTTTGTGCCTTTAGTCAGCCACTTTTCCGCGAAATCGGCGGCTTTTCCGAACGCCACACAGGTGATGAAATCGGCCTCGCCTTTCTTCATGCGGTCAACCGCTAAGATATACCGGGCGATGTTGAGGCCGTCGGCGGTGGTTCTGATTTCGGGCGACTTTGTAAGCCGCCCGATCAAAATAGCTTTGTTCATTCCGCATCCCCCTCGATCATTTCCGCAAGTGTCGGTTCCTCTTTCGCCTTTTCGATGACCTTGGCGACGTCTTCCATAACGTCGAAAATCTGCCGGGCGTACCCGATGGATTCCCGAACGGCTAACAGATCGAGAAAGACCGTTGACAGAACCTTGTAAACCCCTTCAAGGGCTGTGAGATCGTTGCAATCGAGTGTAATAGTTACGTGTGCTTTTTCCCTGTTCGCTAAGTCATAGTGATAACTTGTCATGTCCATGCCTCCTTTGCTTTATCTGCGTTATCAAGAATGTTTCTGTACTTGCCTAATGTAAGCTGTTCTAATGTTTCGACCTTGCACCCGGCGCACAGCTTGCTTTCATCAATGCCGTTTTCGGCTATCCATTTTCTAAAGGCTTTCACTTCCCTTGCGTTGAGCGTTTCCGCTTTCTTTTCCTCGGCCTTTATGGTGTCCTGTGCCTCGATCGCGTTCTTTACTTCCTCGGCGCTTGCTAAACTGTCATCACAGCCGAACCCCAAAAAGCCCAACGCCCGGCCGACCGCCGACGTTTCGCAGTTCTCGATGTACGATGTCTTGTTGATATATGACGCGGCCTTGACCTCAAAGGCGTGGCCTGTTGCCAGTAGTGTGCCGCCGTCATAAACGTAGGCTTTGACCGTGACCCGTTCGCCGTCATCCTCTAAGATTTCGGTTGAGATCGTGCCGAGCGGGAAAACGTAGCGAAACGCTTTAATGCGCTCGTTGACCATCACATAGTTTTTACCTTTTACGTCAATGCTCTTTACATTGGCGTTGGCGGTCGCCATATCCTCTCTAATTGCGTCTTGTGTCATCCGTTCCCCCTTTCATTACGGGCGTATTGTCTTGTAACCGTCTTCAATGTCATCATGCAGAATTAACAGAAACCATTTCGGCGCGGCGGCGCTCTCTATCCACTCATAGACGCAATCAGCGCAATATTCGCCGTGGTCGTCGAAGTCGTAATAATACTCCCCGAGCGGCCCTTGACATTCCGCGCAAAAATGGCGTGGCGGTTCTCTCCTCATTCAAGCCCCCCATTCTGAGCCGCGATCAATAACGCCCACGCGCCCCCGGCGATGAAAAGAAACAGCCCCGCAACGGGGTTATCGTCAACGGCGCAAATGCCGATGATAGACGCGAACGCCCCCGCCGCGAAACTGCCCTTTATTAACCCCTCTCTAATTGCTCTCATGTTGCCCCCCTTTCGCAAAACTCTAAAACCTCTTTGATACGCACCCGGCGCGGCCTCTCTAGAAACACAGCCGCCGGGTATTTTTTCGATTCCTTCATATCCCTTATGAGCCGCTCGACCGTCCGCACTGAGCAATCCAGATAAACAGCTAAGTTAGGGATTGAAATATAAGCCCGCTCACCCTTCATGCGTGAAATAGTCAAGGCTTACGCCGAAATACTCAGCCACCTTGGCGACGTTCTCAAACGTCATCGCGCCGCCCCGGCTCTTCATGTTGCTAAATGCGGATTCCGTGATGCCTGTTGCGCGTGACACATCCGCGAGTGTTACGCCCTTGTCTTTAGCTAACTTCAAGATTTTGTCGTACATTGGCCCCCCTTTCGCTATATCTTGTTGTGGCGAGGGCTTCACAACCGTGATAAAATTACTACTACGATCTTTATTATTTGATTTTGTGTGTGTTCAAATTTGTGTGTTTTTTGGTTTGAAATATACGGCTGTGAAGTCCTCAAGGTAAAAGTTATCACTTTACAGGCGTATAGTCAAGCTTTATTTTTCACGCTTGTGAGGTGGCATGATGTATCCTGTTTTTGAACTGCTCTTGAAGGTGCGCGGAATAACCGCCGCCGATTTCTGCCGAGACACCGGCATCGAACAATCAACTATTAGCAACTGGAAAACGCGCGGAAACTATCTCAAGCCCGAATTGGCTTTTGTTGTGGCTGACTATTTCGGGGTTTCTTTGGATTACCTCATGCGCGGAAAACTGAAAGACGGGAGCGCCCCGGAAATCAAAAAGAAGGAAATCTATGCATTGATCGAGGCGGCGAACAAAGCCGACCCCGCCGACATCACAGCCGCCACAAAACAATTAGAACGGCTGAATATGTACGCGGAATTGGTGCATGATCTGACAGGTAAAATAAATGTATTGGCAAAAAACAAAAACGGGTAAATATAGATATTTCGAAAGTTATATCGAGCCGGTCACGCGGATAAGGAAAACTGCTTCTGTTACGCTTGACAAGAACACGACAAAGGCGAAAAAACAGGCGCAGGCGCGTTTAAACGCCCGTATAAGCGAATTAACAGGCGAGACAGGCAAACCCTCGAATATGACGCTTTCGGGGCTTGTAGAGGCGTACAGGGCCGCACAGGGGCAAATACTGCGCCCGCAAACCCTCGCGCACAACGTTATAATCATGTCTAAGGTCGCGGAAATGTTCGACGGTATCCCGGTGGACAACCTAACCGCCCGTTTAGTGTCTGAGAGATTCGCCCGGCTTGACGCCACACCCACAAAGAAAAACGGCAGATTAAGGCAACTTAGAACGCTGTTAAGGTGGGCTTATAGAATGGATTATGTGAAGGATGTCTCTTGGCTTGACAAGCTGACACTATACCCCGATGACGTCAAGGCCCGGCGCGATCTCAAATATTTAGAATCAGAAGAACTAAAAAAGGTGATTGAATCAGCCGATGCCGAGTATGGTTTATTGATTTCGGCTTTAGCCCTTTCGGGGCTGAGGATAGGCGAGGCGTTAGCCCTTGACGCGTCCGACGTCGACACGGTGATTCACGTTACTAAAACACTATCACCGACAACCGGCGAGATCGGCCCGACAAAGACCCACGAAAGCAACCGGGATATTTACATACAAAAGGAATTAAAAGAGGTGTTGGACAGGGCGAACAAAAGCGGGCCGCTGTTTGCAAAGGCCGGGCGAAGGGTCAATTACTATAAATTCAATACTTATTTCGGTGACCTCACTAAACAGGTCTTAGACCGCCGCCTAACCCCCCACGCCTTGAGGCATACACACGTATCTTTATTAGCCGCCGCCGGTGTGCCTCTTGAGGTGATCGGGCGCAGGTTGGGGCATAACGATAGCAAGATAACACGCGAGATATATTTCCACGTTACCGAATCGCTAAAAGACAAAGACGCGGCACTGCTTGACGCTATCACTTTATTGTAAAACCTACGCCGCACCTACGCACAAATAAAAAAAGCCCGCTTTTGCTTAGAAAAACGGGCTTTTGTAATATCATAATTCCTAATTTTGAAATGTGGCAACCACGGCAAAAGCCGCATTTTTACGCGGTTTTTCTATGACAGAATCTGACAAACTCTGGCAAAGAAACCTACGCAAAACCTACGCCGAGCATGTCCCGCCATGTGTCTATGTCACACTTGCCGGTTTCCTTCAGCTTTCTAATCTGCTGATACCTTTTCACGGCGTGGGCCACGTTTTCGCCCCATTCCGCATCGAGGGTTAGGGCCTTGCCGTCTTTGCCTTTGATTTCGCGGCTTCTTAGGATTTCTTGACACAACAAAACAGATGTGCCCTGTGTTTCGTTGTCTGGCAGAATCTTAGCCGTAAAGGGTAGCGGCGCCCCTAACAGGTCGGCCCAATCGCGGGCGTTGACTTCCCCGGCGCCGTTCCCGGTGCATAGGTTCGTGCCGTCGCAGATTCTGTCCCACTTGTATTTAGTCATCGCCGCCATGTCGCCTTTGCTCCATTGGTGGTTGAGTTCGAGCGGCTTTAATTTCCCGGCTGAGTCTTTGACTCCTTTATAGCCACGGGCTTTTAGAATTTCCGTTGCCAGATATGCCGACGTTGAGGCACTGCCTAATTTTAGATCGAGCGGGGTTATAGTGTAGCCGTCGGGGTTGCCCCGCCTGTAAGCACAATAAAACTTTTTATTGCCGCCCCATTCGTTTAATGGAACATTGACAAATGGCTGTTGGGCGTCTATCCGCCATTGTGCGCCGCAATCGTATTTTGATACGGTGTTAGGGCCGTCGCAGGCGGTCAGCACGAACCAATGCCATTTCGCGTTAGGGCTTTGTGTGCCGTCGCTAAATATGACTATATCCCCGGCCTTTAGATCATAAATTGAGGTTATCTTTCTAAACCCCCATTTGACCAAAAAGCCCATGCCGTTGATTACGGTTATGCCCCCGGCGGGCTGATTCACGTAACCGAGGTTGTACAGGGCGCGGGCCACTAACCTATCACACGATATTAGGCCGTCTGAGCAAGGCGGCATCGCCTTTGAATCGCCGTATTTATAATGACCGTTGTGGGCCATCTTGTAAACGTCCCTAACGGCCTTTAAAAGCGTTTTAGAGTCCATTTCGATATTCTGGTAGTCTATATAACAAAATGCCTTTATGCGGGCGTCTGCGGCCTTGTAGCGCTTAACAGCGCAGGCATCCCCGTTGCGGTCATATGCGGCATTTGAGGTGTTACCTTCACCGCAAAGAAAAGAATCACCCTCAACGGACAGAACGCGCCCCATGTGGCTGTGTTTGAAGATAACGAGCGCACCGGGGCGAGGTGTCTGCCCTGTCCGCCCCTTACGCAAAAAAGCGGCCTCGGTACTAAAGACCGAATAGCCGCAATATGTTTGTTCGCTCATGCACCAATTTGCGAGGGCTTGTTCTTTGCCGACCGTTTCAAGTTCGATGGCAAATTGATAGGTGGCACACCACGGTTGGCCTTGACACCCGGCAAGCCCGGCGGCGTTAACCGTATCACTGAAACGCTGTATATTTTCCCCGGTTTCGGCGTACGGTATAGCCGCGTAGGCTTGTTCAGACGCCCTTATAGCCTCAAGCGCCGTCATTTCTGTGCGCGTCGACGTAAGCTTCAGCCGCCGCATATATCGCAGCGCTCAGCATCTCGCATATCAAGCCAGCCGTGGCCAGTTTGTGGTTGCCTGTCGAAATCCCGGCAATAGACGCTCCCAGTGAGCCAAGAAACGCAGCCGCCATCATCCAGAATTTTCTGCTTGTCAGTTTTTCCTTCATCTCGTCACCTATCACAGATTCTCCGCTAAGACTGCGTCTACGCTGAGGTTATCGGTTGTCCACCGTGTGACCTGTGGGAAATTGTTATAACAGGCTAGGAAGTTTCCTTCTGTGCTAAGTGTGTAAACTTCCAGTTCGTGGCCCTTCTCAATCGCGTATGCCGCTACTTCAGCCGTGAGATTAACGTAGTTAGTATTGATAGGGATACCATCACGGGCGTTATCAATCCATGTTTTAGTAAGCGTTCCCGGGCTTCCCAAACATCTCACCGTTGCATCTATCGTATACATGGTTTCAAGAGTTCCGAAAAACGAGAAATTATTCAGAAGCCCGTGCTGACTTACCCTGTTGTAGACTTCGGTCTTGCCCGCACTTCCCGCTACTCCGCTTTTGCCGTCAAGATAGACGTTTATATTTGTCTTTTTGACGATGTCTAAGAACTGGTCGAACGTAATACGGTCAGTATTGGCGGCATACCACGCGGCATAAGTCACGCCCGCGACCGAATCATGAGACATGACATATATCCCATCGCTCGTAACGTCAACATCAGCTTCCACAATGGTGAAGCCTTGATTAAACGCCTCTATGAATGCGGTCTTCGAATTGCCCTCTATCTGCGATGTATGCCACCCTTGATGAAGGACAGACCTTGTATCCTTAGCCGCCCCACCGCCGCCTGTCGGTATCTGGTTACCATTTACGTCATATATAGCCATTATTAAACCTCCAATGCGTAGACCTTAATGGACTTGACGGTTAAACCCGGCATCGAATTGGTTTCTGCACCGATATAAGCGTAATTAGCCGCCGTAACTATGTCTCTATTGCTGTCTTTAGAGAATACTTCTGTGCCGTCTTTATATACTCTAATCATACGCTTCCACTGTGAACTCCCCCCGCCCGTTGTAACTTTAAGCTTAGAGTTCGCAAAGAAATCTTTAGCCGCTTCCACGGTTTGCGGCGTGTTCCAAGTGCCGTCATATATTGTCCAGTTGCCAGCGGTCGGATCATACGCTACGCCACTCTTATTTCCGTTGTACCATGAAAAGATTCTGGCTCCGAGAGTAGACGCCCATCCGGAAGCATCAACCGCGCCGACTTCTATTTCATACGCGTGATTCTCTCCGAGTATCTGCCCAAGCATAACGTAATCTGTTGTACTGTAAAGATGTACACCCGCGGCGTCCTGTGTAGCCGTGCCGCCAAGTGTGGCGACCAATCCTTGTACGGAATCCGTTAGCCCTTGTGTAAAGTCCCAATTATAAAGATAATTAGAACTCGGTGAAACTGTCACGGTAAAGGTAGCGGTTTTATCTCCATAGATTGCCGTGATTGTCGACGTTCCGGCAACTAACGCGCCAGACAGTGTGTAATCAGACGCACTTAAAATGGACGTTGTACCATCTGCGTATGCGGCAGTGACAACGAGGTCGGCCTTAAGGTCATCGAGAGCATCGCTGTCGTAGACCGTGCCGCTCTGTGTATATACTGCGGAAATGCTCTGGAGTCCTTCTGGCGGATAAAAAGCGTCGTAAAGCGCGTTATAACACTCTTGCGCGTCTGGGTCTGTATATGCGACTTTTTGGGCAAGCTGAAGGATGGCCTGTTTAACTGCGTCACTTAATCCGCCGCCTGCGCCCCCAACAAATCTGCCCGCAATAAGAGCGTCCTTAAGAGTCATGCCGTCACCTCCTTACTGCTCAACCCAGTTTTCTCCATCCCACACTGACATCTTGCCTGTGGAGATGTCGAGGACGATGGAGCCCTGTAAGAGCGTCTGCGTCGGGATGTCCGCGATTTCGGATGTGTCGCTGACAGTGAACTCCTCGTGGGCTTTCGCATATGTCACGCCGCCCTCGGTCACTACTTCGATGTGATCATTCCATGATTTGACAGCCATTTCTTTTAATCCCCCTGTTTCTTTAGATCGTCGATACGGTTGTTAGTTGCTTTTAAATCATCTTTTACAAGCGCGATGTCTTTCTCCGCGCCATACATCCGATCAATTAGATTGTTATGTGCCGCCACTTTCTTTTCTAACTGTTCGAGCCGGTACATAACTAATTTATTAGCCGTCATTATCCCGGCAAGCGAACCAACGGCAGTACCTATTAGGCTTAATATTGCTACTATGATTTCAGTGCTCATGTAACGCCTCTCACTGGTTCTTTAAACGCTGATACAAGTAATAAGCTGTTATTTTGACTTTTGCGGCGTTTGTTCCTAAGTTTCGCAGATAACACCCGCCCGGCCTTATCTGAGTAGCTAATACGCTTGTCGACCCGGTGCCGCTTGTCGTGGCGTTCTGGATGCTTACGTTAATTGGCGTCGTGCTTACTAACTGATAGGTTATCCCGGCGTCTGTATATGTCGCAGAAGGGCTTGTAAAACCCGTGTCATGTCCTCCGCTTGCGCTGATTGATATGTTGTCAGCCTGTACGACTTGGCGCGTGTAAAAGGCGTCCTCGAGCGTTGGGGAGTCTGTCGCCCTCATGCCCTCGGTAATCAAGTCCGCTAAAGACGTTTGCAACGAGCCGACCGTTATTGATTCGTAAAGTTCCGTTAACGTGTTATAGACGGTCTTAACGACTTTCGTTTTTACGTTGATTCCTAACGCGTCGTAAATGACGGTCACTATATCGCACAATGAGACATGTTCGAGCGCCGCTATGGTCGCGTATTCGCCCATTTGATGCAGGGTGACAAAACTAACATCGATTGATTCGACGGGCGCCCCCATGCCGCTGACAAGCTGATTTGCGCGGGTCGTTAACTGCGCGGCGGTCGGCTTGGTTTTAAATTCGTTAGTTAGGTCGAGAACCTCATAACAGGCGACGGGGAAAGACCCGGATGCCGGGACGGCGGAAGACGGATAAACAACGCCCTCATTTTCCCTATACCAATATGGGAAAATGCCGTTATAAACAGCGCCGTTTATATCCTGTTCTAATTCGGTCATGTTTTTGCCGTACCGAATAGACACGCCATTATCAGCGCCACGCGCTTTCAGCCACTTAACTTCAAAATTATCAAAGTGATATTCGCCGCCGTAAGTGTCGAGCAAAGAACCTTCTTCACCGCCCAAAATGGCCCGCGCTGACATAGGTTTTTCAAGGGAAAAACTCGCCGCGCTTGTCATGTCCGTGGAGAAGGTAAAACCCGGCGCGATAACAGCATGGGACGTGATACCGGCTAACGCATTTGCCGCGCCCGTAGCGCTGTACGGCTTTACAGGCACCCCGGAAAGCCTATAACTGATATGTTCGGCCTTGACGGTATAAGCGCCCGCCAAAGTGCGCACAACGTCGTAAATCTGGAATAATTGCGGCGCGTCGGTGTCATTGGCTTTAGCCTTGATGATACATCCAACCTCAATATCATCGGCCCATAAGCCGTTTGAGGGGTATTCTATTTCCAGTTCGTATAGGCTGTTTCTTTCTTCTGTTACAAAGCATGAAATGCAATCAGCAAGAACGCCTACGCCGTTGCTAATAAAGGCGGTAGAACCCGCCGCGTATAATACCGGCTTCATAACTTCCACCACCTCGGGATTATCTTAATATAATCTATGAGTGAATTAATATATACATCGGTTGTGCTATCGCCCGGGCAAACAAAGACACCATCAATAGTTACATATTGATTTAGATTATAAATAACGCCGCTTATTTCTGTGTATGCATTGAGCGTTTCACAATCAATATAGACTTTTCTAAGTGTCTTCGGGTCGCTTGGTTCGCCAATGGTCGCGGGTGTGTTTAGCGCGATCATGTTTTCGTTTATATACCCGACAACGCCAGACACAGCCCCCGTAACACCGATTTCTATTAATGGCGCGTAATCCATAACGCCGCTCGGCGGAGTAATCGTCCCGGCATCGGGTGTTCCGCTTGCCAATACGGTGGAGCCTTCCCGTATTTCCCATCTAAGAGCATTTAATATAGCTACTTCGGTAAATGTAGAAGCCACCCCGGACATAATGCTCTCAATTATCCCGCCAACTTGCGGGCTACCAATCCACCCGTTTATAGCATCGGGGTCTGATTGGTCGCCAACCAAAAGGCCATTCGGTGTCCATGCGTCAAGCATATAATATTTTGGCGCTCTGTTTTGCGGGAGATAAAATCTTATTTCGCGAAAGTGTGCGTAGTCGCTATAAGACGAAACATCGACAACAGTATACATTTTATTTTTGTCGCCGCCGATGTTTTCTAATTTCGCAAGCGCATCCGCGTTAAAAATGTCAACCCCTCGCCCGAATGTCTGCAAACTTTGCCCGGTTCCTATTATCGACAATGCCACTGCCTCGCCGCTTGTTAGATACCTTTGAGGCTTCGCGTCGAATGTGATCGTTGCCGTCCCTCTCATGCTGTCCGCCTGTTGCATTTCTACGCCCGTACAACGCGCCACGCGGTATTCATTCGGATATAGGCTATCTTCTAACCGCTGATAGCCCGATTGCACCATTATAGCGGCTCTCAGAGCGTCGTACAGGGTTAGGAACGTGTCCGGGGCCGTCGCCTGTATGGCTATCTCGGCGGTTATTTCGACATTCTTATAAGAGCCGTAATCAACTATCAAATCGCCGCTTCTGCCGGGCACTTCGTACACCTCTATATCTTTTTCGGGTGTCGGGAAGTTGATTGGCTGAGTCTTGTAATATTTGCCGTTGCTCGTTGATGTTGAAAACGAGCCAAAAACTAAATCTGACTTAGGCAAATGCGGCCCCCTTTCTTAACACCGAATTTGTTAAACGCCGCTCAAACGTGTTATAGAGGTCGTCAACGCTTTGACCGTCCCTTGCATAGATGACCACGCTTATATTATTTTGCGGGGCCACCTCGCCGCCTATCACCGTGCCGCTTATGTCGGGCATAGTAAAAGCGTTGGTCATGTCGTCAGACAAATCAGCCATAGCCGAATCTAAAACGCCGGTGTTGTCCTCGATACCTACAGCGATACCGGCGGGAATCCAACGCCCGATCTCGTCCGCCATGAGTTTTGACGGCGACCCGATTTTAAACACGCTCTTGATGAAGTCTAAGACGTTACCGACCCACCCGGAAATCATAGATTTAATCCAACCTAAACCGCCGCTGATGCCGCTCCAAATGCCTTGAACGATGTTCATGCCGATCTGGCCCAACGTGCCGAGGACAGACAATAAACCCTGTTTGACAAATTCAAGAAGCGTTTTCCCGGCTGTCATTAGTTGCGGGCCGTTGCTTCTTAGCGTGTTGACGATTGCCATGATGATTTGAGGCACGGCCTTGACTAACTGCGGCAGGGCTTGAATGATGCCCGTTACCAACGCGATTATAATTTGAATCGCAAAGGATACGATCTGAGGCAGATTGTTAGTTATAAAGTTAATTAGAGATTGGATGATTTGAGGCGCGGCCTCTGTCAGTTGCGGCAAGCTGTTTAAAATCCCTTGCGCCACGCTCATGATGATTTCGCCGCCGATCTCAAGAATCATCGGCACCATTTCACCGAATGACGCTATAAAGCCGTCTATGCCCTCTTTGACGGTCGCTAACCCCGCCTCGGTGTCACCCGAAAAAATCATAGCGAGGCCGTCCGTTACCTGTGTCATGCTTGGCAAGAACTCACCGAGTATATTATTTTTTAACCCGGTCAAAGTCCCTTGAAGGGTCGTCATGGAATCTTGAAACGCCGCCGACGCCGCCACCATGTCGCCGCTCATGACCATGCCATATTCTTCCGCTTGGGCCATCATTTCGGCGGTGGCTTCTGACGTCTGATTGAACAGCGGCGCGAGGTTCTGCCCGGAACGCCCGAATAGATCGTTAGCAAGCGCGGCGCGTTCGGTTGAATCCTCTAACCCTTGAAAGCCTTGAATAGTAGCCGCGAACAGGTCTTCGCGTGACATGGATGCCGCCTGTTCCATCGAGATGCCCAACTGCTCAAACATCGCGATGGCGTCCGCGTTTCCGTTCTTGGCGTCGTCTAATTTGTTGGTTAACGTCTTTAGGCCGGTCGTCATTGAGGCCATGTCTGTACCGGCAAGGTTTAAGACATAATCCCATTTCTGATATGCATCGGTGCTGAGTCCTAATTTCTGGCTCATCTTATCGACGTTATCACCGTATGAGGCTACATCTTTAGCACCTTTTACAACTGCCCCGGTTGCACCTACCACAGCCGCACCAAAAGCCGCCGCCGCCACGCCGCCGACCTTTAAAGCTGTCCCGACCCCTTTAGAGAAGCCAGAACCGGCAGATGCGCCCGCACTTTCGCCCGCTTGCGCCGCCGGGCCGTCTAATAACCCTTTTAAATTGTTCCCGATGCCTTGTGCGGTCGGGACGATCTGAACATATGCGGTTGCTATGTTAGGCATTATGCGCCCCCTGTAGCTTTAGCCCATGCCGCTTTAAATTCGTCATGGGTTGCGAATTTCTTATAGGTTGTTTTCGGCGTTTCGCCGTTGAGTGCCGCCGCGATCGAGGGCGGGCGGTTCTGGTTCTTTGCGCCGTCCTCTGTTTCAGCCCAAAAAAGCAAACTCAAGCGGTCAACCGCCGACGCCATTAAAAACGTGCTGAGAGGCGCTTTAAGCCCACTCAGCACGGTCTTAACGCGTGAATCCGCTCTCAATCCTAATGCCAACGTAGCAATATAAAACGGCTTGAAATCGCGATAGTTATAAATGCCGTAATACTCGGCAAGGTCGCAAATCAAGTCATCTTCATGCTTGGCTATTAGGTTTGAGAGCGTCAAGGTTTTTTTGTCTGATTCTGCCCCGCCGTCAAGATTTCCATAACTTCGGCCTCGACCGCCGCGACCGGGACGCGCCCGTCATCTGTGCGGATATGGTCGTAAAGTTCTTTCTTCCCGACGCCGCCGAGAATCTTTCCAACAAAGGTAGAAAGACCCGACAAAAGGCGTGAGGGTTCCTCACTTATGATGTCCGCTATAGCGTCCACAATTTCGAAATCATCCATTAGTTTTTCATCATAAGCGAATTTAAAACCGCTCTTTGTCACGCCTTCAATCATGGTCTATCTCCTTTTATGGCTATGCTCTTTTCTTGATATATTCGTAATGGGTATTTCCGTTGCTATCTGTTGCCGCCGTTAATGTGATCGGGTAGCCAATCGGCGTATCATCTTTGTAAACAATATCACCGAGTCCCGACACTGCGCCGTTAGGAATGACAAGCCGCCGGGGCCTGCCGTCGCTTTCGAGCATTTCAAAAATGTAACACCGATTCGCCTGTGCGTTATTGTTCGCCTTAATTGAAATAGTGTCATTCGTTTGTGTAACGTTGGCATCCCCGAACGCGACTTTTAAGGCGTTAATGTTATCGCTTTCAATCATCGTATACGTGTATGTGTCCGTTTTCGATGTGTTGATTGTTAACACCGTATCGCCGCCCCATGCCTTGACGTCGCTCGATTCAATAGAATTGCTGTTTGTCACGCCGTCCGACGAAATATAGCCGACTTCGACGAAAGCCGCATCCTTTGCGGTTTCCGCGTCCGTCGGGAGCGTCGTGCCGAGGGGTGCAACGAATACCGCACCGCGTGACGCAGGCTTGCCCGCGTTAACGTTTGCCGCATCGCTCATTTTTTGATATCCTTTCGTTTAATAATGGACAATATCAAACACCGCTTGATAGCGGTATTCTTTAGTTGATGTGTCTGTGTAATTGTAATGAGAATTAAGACGGGCTGATGATATTTCGGGGCGCTCGGTAGCCTGTAAGACGATATCGCAGATAATAGAATCAAGTGTGGCGGCCCCGTGCAGGGTCGGCGCGTATGACTTAATCGCGAAGGTGGAATAGTTTAAATAATTAGACTTGTAGCCGCCTGTCCGCTCTAAAACCACATACGCCGGGGGGATATTTTCCGGGACTTCAAAAAGCACCGGCACATCCAATAATTCCGGGGTCGTAAATTTTGACTTGATGAAGTTCTGTAATACTGTTTCAATCATTCGCCTAACGCCTTTAGTAAAACATTGTCAGAATAACAGGCTTTTCGCGCCTCGGCGGTGGTAGCCTCTACAAAGGCGCGGGCGCGGTCGTGGCCTATAGCTGTGCCGACCTCGAACCCGTCCCCGGCAGAAGCCGCCACGCGTTCGGCGTGTGTCTCACATTCCGCCATTAGTTCGGCGGATTGTAAAAGTTCGATTATGCCGTCCGAGTTTAATTCGATTTCAACCATACTTTTCCAATAAAACTTTGCCGTTCCAGATTAGCGGGATGTTTTCCTCAATGCCGTATCGCGGCACACCGATGGTTTTATATACGCCCGACCACGGGGCCGGGAGTCTTACGGTTGTATCCGTCCATGTGTGCGTGTCGCCTTTCGGGATCGCAAGGGTCGCCCCCGCTTTCTTGCCGTAAAGGTTTATTGAGGTCGTTATATCGTCCGTTGTCGGTTCGCCTACCAGAACGCCCGGCACGGCTGTTTCTGTTTCCTCATAAACAGGAAACCCGAACGGGTCAACCCCCGTTTGCGTCTTCACACGCAAGAAAACTGTTACGGTGTTTAAGCGTATCATATGGTTCTATAACCTCGATTTTCTGCCGCCTTAATCCTATTCGCTTAAGTTCGGAGTTCTTGACAAAAAGACCGCCGCCCGCGTTGAAATAAGTACCGCTCCATGAGTAGCCGAGCGCGCTTTGACTCTCTTGGGTCATCGGTTCGCCGCTTGTAGATGACAAAAGGGCGCGGGTGGTAACATCCACGGTCACAGACTTGACCACGGTTTCGAGAACTTCTTCGCTCTCTATCATCGCGTCTAAGTCTTGGCCCCTGTTGATCGCCTCTTGTCTGAGGGTGTCAGACACGAGCGGGAGCAATGCCGCCGCCCGCGTCTGTTCCTCACTTGTCAGCGGTCGCCATAAGGCTTCTATATCACTTATCGTTGCGTATGGTGTTCTTTCTGCCATTTGTCGACCCCTTCTTTTTAACCGGCTTGATTTCCTCGATGTCTTTGCCCTTGATGATTGCCGGGCTTTCAAAAGTTATGCCGGTCTTAGTGTTGCGGTAAAGCATTAGGCCGTGACAATGCGCGCAAAAGCCGACGGGACAAGGATGCCCCAACCCACATAGGCTTCACCACGGAGATAGACCTGATTATGTCCCTTGAGGTCGCCCGCCGTGGCATCGTTGTCCGGGTTGCCGTATTCGATGACCTCGACCGGGATTTCTTTTGCATAGCCCCATTTGAAGAAATCGGCAAAGTTACCGACAATAGCGCGGTCTTTCACGCCCGTACCGAAGGACACAGTGCTGTTGACGTCGACCGGCAGACCGTTGATAACACCGGGATTAGAACCCCATGCAAGTTCCGGGAACATCGGCTCGTTGCTGTTCGTGCCTTTCGTGAGCGACGCAAGGGCCGTCCTAAAGGCCGGGGCCATAGCCATGCCGGTAACTTCATGCTCGGCGGCTTCAACGGCAGAAATGGCGCCCGTAACGTCAACGTTGGGATTAGCGGTAACGGTGACTGTCTGAGAAACGAGCGCATCAAAGTTCTTTGTGGCAATCTGAGTAGCGGCAGACCCCGTGCGCGGGTTGATACCGTGGAACGCCATAATATCAAGGCCGCGAGCGGCTTTACGGGCGAACCCTTCCGCGAATGTGGCAAGGATATTAAGGCGGGTCTCCTCTGACGCATACATAAATTCATCAGACACTCTCATACCGTATTCGACTTTAACCGGGCGAATCTGAACCGGGGCGATAGCGCCGCCGCCGTTGCTCTTGGCGCCGTTCTCACCAACGAGATCGACTTCGTTATCGAACGAGAAAGTAAAAACATCGTTGCCGTTGAACGGCACCGGCATAGAGCCAGACAGGCGGGCAAGGGAAGACTTGCCGCGAACAGTGTTAAACATTTCCGAAACGAGTTCGGCGGGGAACAGGCTCCCCTTAGAAAGAACATTAGCCATTTTTTAATTTCCTTTCGTTAATCCATTAAGTAGTGTTCGATATGCGGCGTTTTTTGCCGCGTCTTTGTCGTTTGCCGGGCGTGGGTCGGGGTTAAAGGCGGGAGCACCAATGCCGCCGTGCAGATACTTGCTCAGCGTCTCGGCGTCCTCTCTCATGGCCTTTTCATCTGCCCCGGTGATACGGTCGGCAAGTTCTAACGGTAACTTATGTTCATTCGCGATCTTGAGTTTCAAAAGGCTGTTTTCGGCTTTCGTGGCCCGTTCTGTTAACGTCGTTATGTTGGCGTCATAGTCTTTGTACTTGTCAACTAACGCGTCGTAATCGGCCCGCGCCTTTTTGGCCTTGCCCTCAAAATCCTGTTTTAACAGTTCCTCATACTTTGCGGCTTTTTCCTTAAGCGCGTCATAGTCGGAGTATTTCCTACGCTCCCTTTCTAACCGCTCTTTAAAAGCCTCGTTGTATTCGTCTTCAGTTTCAAACGTTTTAAATGCCATAAATTACCCCCCTGTTAACCGCCGGTGTGCGTAATTGATTGATATACAAAAAAGGGCTTGCGCGTCCGCTTGCCCTCTCATGCCTTAATAACTTATTTTCTGTTTTCTCTTTGCTTTTACGCGTGTACACTGGTACAGCGCTAAGATGACCGAATCCAACAAAGTGACGTCAACGCCATCTTTGAGAGATCGGAAACCGTAACCGCCTTGTGTGCCTATCGTCCTTTTCTCAACGTTTGTGACGCTTTGAGCTAATGACGGTTGGCCCGCGTGGCATATCTGTTTATCGGCTAACGCCTGTGTAAACATCGCATTAGCTGATATAAATTCGGCTGTGTTGGCGTACATGGGCCGCTTTAGCCCTACATCTTTCATTTCCTCGGCTAACTCTTTAGCCCCGTTGCCGTCAAGTACAACCGCCGAATAATCAGCCGCCCTCAAGAATGATAATATCCACGCGTTGCCCGCGTTGATCGGGCGGCAGTCTATAGCCTCAACAAATATCTTATTATCCCACGTGCGGCAAGCTATGGACATTGACACGTTAAGACCGTCGCGCCCGAACTTCACGCCGACCGACAAAGGCCCGGCGAGGTCGGGCAATCTGTCCACCTTGCAATCGGCCCATTCTTGTGTGCTTATGACCGATTTAAGGGAATACCTAAACCAGTACCCCAAACGCTGAATAACAAAGTCTAATTTGTCTTTCCGCATTTCTTGGCGAACAACTCTTTCTTTGAGTTTCAGCCCCATCGATGGGTTTGTTTCATACCATAAATCAACGTTGTCGAGTTCCGCCGGTTCCTCATCAACGCCCCATTCGGCCCATCCGCAATCCTGTGTTTCACCGCTTAACACTTCATCGCGCATATCGGTGAAGACCGTCCCCGCGCTTACCATCGTGGGCGGTGTGCCGCAAAGGATGGTTTGCGGATTGTCAGAGGCCGACACCGTATAGATTAGGGTTGATTCCTGTTCTATGGTGTATTCTTGGGCCTCATCAATGACTAACAGATCGTAACCTTCACCGAGGCCGCCGCTGTCTGTGCGCGTTCTAAAGCTGATAGAACCGCCCGTTCTTAGCAACGTAATAGTTTCAAGCCCAAACTGTTTAGTTGCCTTGTAGGCGTTCACAGGGTGCGACACGCCCTTTTTATCGCGTCCTACCTCTGTATAACCGGCCTCGCTGAGTATCTGGCAAAGGCGCGTCCATGCCGTGTGTGAGGTTGTTGTCTTGTGGGCCGTGTGTAACATCTGTTCCCCGGCCTCAAGTCCCCACAATTCGCGGATTGCTAAAACCTCGTTTTTACCGTTTCGGCGGGGCAAGCTGTAGCCGAATCGAAGATGCGTCCATAGCCCATCTTCATTGACCGCCATAATGTCGGCTAATAACAGTTCTTGCCACTCCATCGCGGCCCGCGTCTTTGATCGGTTGTAAATCTCTACCGCCTCAACGCCCTTAGTATCTGTATACGGCAGAATCAACGAGCGCGTCGGCGTCTGCCGTCCTATCCTCATTATCTCGCCCTATATAGGTCTGTGTTATAGTTCAGCCTTGCGGCTAATTCCTCTATATCTGTTATCCGCCTGTGTTCCTTTACGCTTTCGGCCCTGTTCGGCGTTATAAAAGTGACCTCACAGCGGCATCCCTCATGCCGCCGGTAAACGTCCGAGCCGGTGGCGGCTACGTCGCTATAGTCATATTCTCCCGCTAAATCTATGCACCATTCGCAAGGTATCTCATACATTCGGGGATAGCCTTTTGAGGTCGTTCGTATCTCGGCGGGGCCTAACGTTCTGACGATCTTAGGTGAGAACCCCGCACCATAAATGGCATCGGCGTTCGTCTTTACCCAATCATCAACCACCTTTTCGCAGAAGTTTAAAACGGGTTCGTTCATCCACCGCGCCGCATCCTCGGCAGGTAAGCCGCCCATTTTGTCAACTAAACCATAAGCGCGGTTTTTCGCGAATGACGGGCGCATAACCCCTAACACCATGCCTTGGTCACCATAGATGGCGGTCTGCACGTCGTTGGCGTAATCAAGAATCATAACATGATTTCTTTCTAACGCCGGTATTATGGTGCGTTCAGCGATGTTATAATACAGTGTGCCGTCTGGCAACGTTGACGGCCCGAGAACGCTTGTTAATGTGTCTCTAAGGCATTTACCCGTTTCAAGGGCGTATCGGTGTATGTCGGCCTGTTTAGCGCGTTTGGCGCCCATTTTAGAAACCAACTTGCCGATGGTCTGATTGTTTTTATACCGCCTGTTAAACCCCCGCTCTATCTGTTCGAGTAGTTCGGGGACGACATCCGCCGCCATTAGATACCCACCAACTCTGTGAGGGTGTCACGCGTCACGGCGTCCGGGAACGCCATCTCTAATTTGCTTAACCCGTCACCGATCGCGCCGAGCATGGATGCGTCTGGCTCGAACAGCGGGCGCCATACAGGCACCGTCTCATAAAGCTGATAACGCTGATAGGGCTGACGATCTCTAACAGACGCGGCAACTAATCCCGCGTTGAGGAACGCCGCCCCGAATGACACCTGCGCCCGGCGGGCTGTTAGTCTTAAATTCTCATGTGCGGCCTTGATGGCCTCGGCGCTTGACGGGTTCGCGGTCGCGAATCCCAAATCATCAAGCGTTAGCCCTGTTTCCCCGGCGAACAATGACGCGAACATCCGCAACTGGTCGATATGCGGCGTCATGCTCTGTTGCGAGAACTGGCCTAACTTAACGTGGTCGGTGCCGTCCTCGCTTGCCTCAAACGCTAAGAGGCTTGACATGGTGGCCTTCCACTTGTCTAACTTGTCATGGTCTTGGTCTAAGCCCGTGACCCACCTTTGCGGGAAGCTGAAAAACTCCGCGCTGACCTCTGACCGCTTTATAGTGCGGATAGCGGCGGCGGTGTACGTCATGCAAGCCCGCGATATTCTGGAATGACCAAACGGGCGCCGGGCGTCTGGTCTGAAGATGACCGGGACAAGTAGCGGATAACGCGCCGGGTTCGGTATCTCTTGCGTTAAAACGCCGTCGGTATAGATCGCGGTTGAATCGGCAGTAAAATAACCCTCGGTGATCGGTGCGCCGTATTCGTCGCGTTCTAAGACCGCATAGCCCTCTTTTAATAATCCCGTTGTCTGGTCAATCTCCCCGGTGGCGTTGCCGCCGTCGATGACTTGCAACCGCGGGTAATCGTCCACATCGGAAATGTAAATAAACGAGCATGAAGCAATCAACGCGCCATTGATCGCGGAATACGCTAACACATCGGGGTTGTTCAGCTTAAAGATTTGGTCAACCTTAAAAAAGTCGGTGTCAGCCCTAAACCCGACGAACTGGAGCCGGTCGGCTAAACTGTCAACCGCTTTAGCGCTCCAACCTAACGCGGAATTAAGCCACATTAAATTAGGCGGTGTGCTTATGCCGAGATCGCGCGTAAAGTTTTTCATTTCATAGAACCTATAGCGCGTATCAACACGGGGCCGCTTCATTTCTAACTTGTGTCTCAGTTTTTCAATGCTCATACTTCACTAACCCGTAGGTAATCTCTCAAAAATATGTATA